TTCTACATTACCTACTAATTCATTAGATGAAATAGAACCTTCACGTTGTTTAGATACACCAGTTATCTCTGACAACATGGCTTCTATCTTATCCATCAATGCTATATACTGATCAATAGTATTAGCCATAGTAAGGTCTAATGCTGTGATCTGATTGAACTATGACGGTTTACCACCTTCTCTACCTGGTATATCCCAACCTTCTTCATATGGGTTGATGAAGTTAACTCCAAGTGCAGATAAGTAATGCATCCACTTAGCTACGTCTATATTCATAGACTTAGGAATCTAAGTAATATCCATATTTACTACTTTACCCTTATCTCTTGACATAGCAAGTTCTAGACGATACCAAAGTACAATATACATGTACTGTAATGGTTTCATCATACTTACTAATGATCTAGGTCTACTATTGGTATTATTGTATATTACTCCAGTATACGGTAATCTCTATGCATTAGGATTATCGGCAGATACATGTTGGTACTCAATAGGACCCATACCAAAGTAAAGATCATCTCCTGCTCTATATCCTTCCCATGTCTCAATGATCCATTTCCATTCTACGCTTATTTCAGTACCTGTCTCATTGTATGATTCATCTACGATATATTCTACTGGTTCTCCTGTTTCAGGGTCTGCAATAGTAACAAAGGCTATCTTTCTAAATGACTACCAACAACAATGCCATACACTAATTGCATTAGTACTATCAAACGGATTAGATGTAAACCCATTAATACTATGAGTCTTTATATGTGGGTAGTCTAACGATGTCTTTCTTACTTCAGGATTGAACCCTCCTTTAGACGTATCATCCATCATGTCTAGGAGCTAATTTAGCTGCTTTTCAGACAGTTTATCATAATACCTGTCATATATATCAGTAGCAGATAATTTCATCTCATATACGCACCATTGAGCGTCATGGATATATTCTAAGTCTGAAGTATCTGTATCGTAATCAAAGTAAATAGGATTAATGCGCTCTAGGCAGGGATTACCATTCTGTATACCTACGTAATAGATCTCCTCCCCGCCTATTAGTGCATCCTTCCAGCCTTTATAGAACTCATGTGTAATATTAAGTTTATTCTTCAAGTAATTCAAACTATGATATGCGGTTATCTCTGCTATATCCTTATAGTCTTTACTCATGTATTTCTGTATCTATTCAGGAGGCATAATCTCACCAGACTGCAATGCTTGCTGATATCTAGCTTGTTCTTCTGGACCTAACTTACTCATAATAGTAGCTTGTATGTACTGAATAAGGAGTTCTTTAGCCTTATCCTACATCTCACTAGTAGCTATCTCACTAGTACGTACTACTTTGAAGTTAAATGGTCTTTTTGTTTCTTCTCCTAATAGTAGGTCAATCTTAGGCTTAACTATATTATAGTCCTATGCCATTGCAGGAAATCCATCCTATTGCTTAAATGGATTAGTAACATACTTTAGATCTTTCTCATTGTATATACTATTATAAAGATCATAGTATGTCTACATTTCCTCTTTGCGAGTTCTGTTATTGCCATTTCTAGAACCTCCCATACTTCTGCCTATAATGTAATCAATATTGGCCTATTTCCAATCTTCTGTCTTTTTGTTTGCCGGTAGTTTCTAAATGGGCATTTGATTTATATTTCTCATATCTTATATTGCCAATAATAATTACAACATTTATGTTTTCGTTCACATGCTGAACTTATAGAAGCACTAGTTACACCGAAATTTCTAGCAGCAGCATTTATACTTGGCCATTCCACATAACCATTGTCTATGATTTGTAATATTTTTTTACTTCTAGCGGCTGAACTTCTAATGTTTCCAGTACCATAATTTTTATTATAGTGCCTAGTACACCATTCCAAATTATCCACATTGTTGTTTAGCTTATTTTCATCTTTATGATTAACTTCAGGATAATCATATGGATTTGGTATAAATGCTTTAGCCACTAATCTGTGAACTATAGCATTTATATGTTTTCCATATAAACATAACGTTACACATAGATAATTACCTCTTACAGAAAGTTTCATAATCCTTTCTGGTATAGTGTAAGTATATGAACGTTTTCCATCATTTACACTTACTATACGTGATGTGGATTTTACTCTTCCCAAATTAGATACCTAATAACCTGGAAAATCTACAATATCTTTCCAAACTTCATTCATAATTAAAACATATATGCTTTTAGATTATCAATGGATTCATCGTCATGAAACCATTCTTGAGTGAAGATAGGACCTTCAAATAGTATCCTATTCTTGTTCTCTTTTTTCTTCTCTTTAACCTTTACATTATAGAGCTGTTCTCTATAAATCATTACTTGCATCAACGCCATGACCCTATCGAAGTTTCCAGTGTCATTATAGCTTATAAGTTCTTCTAATAGCGGCTCTGATAGTATGTTATGTAGGTTCTTCTTGCCAGGTGCTTGTTCTTCGTTTAGCCAATCTTTGATTAGGCCTTCACCCCATTGTTTGATCTACTTATTCATATGACAACCTTTCTTTCTCTATACTTTAGTATTACCTACTATATCAGAGATAATATCAGGTTGATCGGCTAATAAATAATCACAATGCTTAGCAGTAAAGTAAGGAAATAAGCCTTTACGCTCATTTTCATACATTATCCTACCATTATAGTATACTGCTAGCTTACGTAGGTTTTCATAGTATTCTTCAGCTGTTGATGGACGTCCAGTATATTCAGCAACAATTATATCATAATAGTTCTCAAAGTCCTGGAATCGCTTGTATACGAATGTAGATCCTAATGAGTTAGTACCAGACTAATCATGGTCATATGGGTCGACTCCTAGTATGTATAATCCTATAGGAGCATCTTTCATTGGGTGTTCCCATATTACTATTGAACCTGTAGGATCATCGTCTTTTTTCAAAGGATAATGCGTAATATCACCGTGTTTCTTAATAACCCATTTAAGTGATCCATCTGTTTCCCATACTAGATCACCTACTTGTTTCATATTACTAAGGCTCTTATTGATACGTATTTTGGCTAATTGCTCTTGTAATTCCTTCTTAGGGAATATATTACCACCAAACTCCAAACATGCTTCCTAGGGCGTTATACAGTGTTCTGCAACGTATCTATCTACTGCTACAGAGTTAGTAGCATTTTCTATTACTTTTCTACGCTCAGCTAATATATACTCTACGGACTTTCTGCGTAACGTATTTCCATCATTGTCCATGTATATTCTGTTACCAGCATCATCACGGAAGTCCATGTTGGTATACTGAGGTATAAAGAATCCACACTTTTTATCTGATGGAGTTTCATCCCATATGTTATCAAATCCTATACAGTTGTAACCATCAGGATTATAGAACATATCTTTAAGAGTCTCAAAATGGCTATCTTCGTCACCACCTGTACCAAATGCAATCATAGTACCGAATGCCATACCATCTTGTTCTACAGACGGTCTAGCAATCTGCCATGCAGCACCTAGTTCTGAAAATGAACCAGCTTCTTCAAAGATAATTAATTTACCAGCTTTACCACGAACTACGTCAGGATTATCTTTTAGAGTAACACCAATTATTTCTGACTTGAAACCTAATTCTATCTCATTACCATACTCATCTTTAGTAAAGAATCCAGCACGTTTACGCATCTAAGTATTAACAGATCTTTTCTTACCCCAAGCTGTATTCTTATCTATAAAGTCCATATAGTCCCATGCTTTAGTAAGAATACCGTCTTCTGTTAAGTACTGTTTATTACTAGCATATATATATGTTTTACTACCAGCAAATAAGTAATAGTTACGACAAGCCATAGCCGCATTCTTATAAGAATAACCTTTACGTCTACTCTTCAATGCACATAAGTGTTTACCTTCTCCTTCAGCATCTTCTACTGCTTGAAAGAAGTAATAGTCGTAATCGTAGAAATCTGGAAACTATAGATCACGTGTCTTTTTTATCTTAGTAGATCCATCTGGATTGTTTATAGTAGTATAGATAATTCTTTGAATGGGACAGAAGTTTAAATAAAAATAGTTATACCCACTGATGAAATCTCCATCATCAGCTGTATAACCATATTTACATCTGTCCATCTATTCGTCCCAGTATTTAAAGTACTCTGATGTACCTTCTGGGTACTAACAATAAGAGCCGACTTCGAGAAATCTCAGAGCCGGCTGTCTAAACTTATTGCTGTTTTTTATCTATTTATTGAAGTCTACCATCTTGTGAATTACTTAATCTGTATCTTTTAGGGTATCTTTTATATAGAGTATCTTCTTTATATATAATATAATGTACAGTTCCTTTGCTGGATATGTTATATTTATTCATTAACTGAGTATATGTAAAACCAGATTCTTTATCTTTTCTTATATTTTCTACTATATCTGCAGAGTATTTTCTACGTATTTGACCGCAATTAATAGATATCAATTCTTTTGGAATATCATGTTTATTATCTTTGATAGTTCCTATTCCTATGTTATCGTAAGAATTATCATATCTATCTCCATTCAAGTGTCTTACTACTATTCCATCTTCATAAATTTTATCACCAAACTTTTGATATGCTTGTAGTCTGTGAATCATACAATGTACCTTCTTATTTTCTTTTCTAGGTCCTATTCTTATATCGAAATTGTAGTAATCTCTCTTACGATCCTTTATCCTACCTTTTACTTGTACTCCATTTCTGTTTAAAAGAATTCCATCTTTTGTAACAGTGTAACCCTTAATAAGGGCTAATTCTTCTGGTTTTATCATAATAAAATAAAAATTAATTGGTCCTCCCGTCCGGTTCTGCTCCAGATCCTCAACTTTTAGAGAGTTGTGTGCTAAGCATCTCATACACTACAGGAGAATATTAAGCGGGAGAGGAAAGATTCGAACTTTCAAACCCAAGAGCTTTGTTAACGACGACTTTAGGGCGCTTCCGTCAATCTACTGCCGTATACCATTCCGCCACTCTCCCGTGCCGGGGAATATTTGTTGTCCGTCCCCGTCGGACCTTTTGGTTTAGAACCAAGATTTAATTCTTTGCCACAATGAAGGCTTTTTTGCCTTCATTATAGCTTCGTGTGCTTCATTAATTTCTTCCCAAAATTTTTCTGCACCTTGTGTTGCATCAATCGAAATAATCATTCTTTTCATATTTAGTCTAAATTTATAACACTTATAACGTGTTGTTTATTTTATGTTGTTCTTTACTGTATTATCCTGCCAACTCATAAGGATTAACCTTGGCGTCTCCTTTTACTTTACCCATAGTTAATTCCTCAGCTTGAACCATAGATTTTAATGCTTCTATACTTTTAATAGTATTAGCTGTAGAACCCATTCCAGCTAGTAGATCCTTGATCTTCTTCTCATCCAAACAATCATCTAATGACTCTTCATACCACTTAGTAACTGAGTCTAATTTGTTCATTTGAGCGTCTAGCATCTTTAGTATTCTAGTATTTTGCCAATCTATGTACTCTTGTTCAGCTACCTTTTCTTCCTCAGTAAGTTCATAGCTTGGATCTTCAAATACTTGTTCTTTGAGCCTTATTTCTCTAGTATGAGCATCCATACTCTTCTTATATGGACTACTCCATTTGTGCATAAGTACTATATAAGTAATAACAAGCTCTTGATGAACTTTGTCTTCTGAAGTGTCTTGTTCGTATAGCTTTTTAAATGCTGGTACAAAGTATAAGTCAGGATGAATTACTACTTTACCGCCTACTATATCAACAAGATTCATTCTTTTCTTCTTTATATTCTTTGTGATACTTCATTTTCTCTAAAGCTTTATTCAGATCATAAGCAGCAACTTTGTCTGTAATGACTATTACTTCAGTCATTTCCTTATTCTCTTTCTTAGAGAAATAATATATTGGAATGACGATATCTCCAGCATTAACATCAATCAACTAAGTTTCCGTGATTACTTGTCCACTCTTTTGTGGAGAGTACATTTCATTACAATATACATATGTTGGGCTACAATATCCTATGCTGTTAGTGTCAGTATCGTATACTACGATACGACCTCTTTTAATTAAAATCTTTTCCATCACTTTTCTCCGTCTGGTTCACAATCACAACAAACTTTCTCACCAGATACTGCTTTTCTTGCTTTTCTATCAGCTTCCAGTCTCTCAATTCTTCTACGATAATAGTCCTTCAATTCTGGATTATCTATCACTATGAACTCTTTATCGTCATAGTCACCAGTAGTACTGTACATCTTAAGTAGCATATCATACTGTTTTACTTCAATAGATTTCTTATTACCGTTCTTATCAGTTATCTCTAAGATACCATCTTCTGGTATAATATAACGATAGTCAATATCACTGAAGTAACTAACAGACTCGAACTCTTCTTTCTCAAAATCTACTTTGTAGATATTAGCATTATTTACTTTTGCGCAATATTTTACCATAATCAATCAATTCTATAACCTAAATACTTCTCTTTATTTAATCTCTGTACTATCTCCATTGCTCTCCTCATCGGTACATTCGGATTCGAGTAACTCTTCATTGTCTGATACTTCTGTATTATCTGCTGAAAGTTCTGTATCTCCTGCTCCAGACTTTCCTTCTTTATGTTTTGCTTCATACTTCTCAGTTAAACGTTTACATATGATATCAATTTCAGTAGCTCTATCTTTCTGTCCATTTCCTGATTTCCCTTCTTCTACCATTAGAGTAGTAAGTTCATCAATCATATCATTAGTAAAGTCTTCATAAGTAACAATACCTTCATTAATTACAGTATCAAGTATGCTGTACATCTTTTTCATATCTTTGGAAGCCAACCCAATATTCTTATTGAAGTTTTCCATTTCAAGCTTCCACATCATCAGACTCTCTTCGTGTGTCATATTCTCTTTTTATATTTACTAGTGTTTTACTTATGCATCCTGCTGCCCAACCTACCAAGTATGCGTATTGTTCATTATGATTTACAAATGACTGTGTATACATTCCTAATTCGTCAAATATATAATCAGCTACATGTACTGCTTCGTGGGCTTCTCCACCTGCTTCTATACTGCTATCCATTATTATTACTAAGGCTCCGTATTCACCAGTTGCTTTATGTGTTACAGGACAAGTAAGCCATCCATCTTTAGTAGTGTTATATTCTTCTACAAGTTCATCATAAGCTGATGCACATTCCTCTTTAGTATTATCTAACTTATTAAACTTAAAGATCTTGTTTAATCCAATTACATCTCCTGTTACCCATAATTTACGAGGGTATATTATTGGGTCGTATCTATCTACTCTTGGCGTCTTCTTCATGTCTTCTCTTTACTTTAAACTTACCTAAGTAAGCCATCATAACTGGTTTGGGATCAAGTTCTGTTATTGCTTTATTAGCAAACTTGAAAGGACTATTGCATATTACTTCTACTACTTGATATGGTATGTTATACTTATTACTGAGTTTAGTATATATACTCGTCTAGTTTCTCATTCCATTCTACTCTCTTATAGTACTTACACTTATCAATACTATTAGTAGCAAGTAGTGTGTTAGGTCGTACTATATTAATTATAGTAACTACTTCATCCCATTCCTTTGAAGAACCTAATCCAAAAGTAATAGTCATAAGTTTGTTACTCTCTAATTTGTTATACTTTCTGATCGGTTCGTAAACTACTACATTCTCAAGTTTATCAGTAGTAAGTAATTCTGTCTTTTGTCCTACTATAGTAAAACGGTTAAATGGCAGCGTTTTTCTTCTTACTTTACTCCATAACTTACGAATAGGATTATATTCCTTCCATAGTATAATTGAACCTGCATCAAGCATCAACGATCTCATCTTCATCTTTCTTTACTTTTAGAATCACTGTGATTTGTACTCTATCACCTATTATTTCAGGAATTAGAGCCTTATTCACAAACACTTCATCCTCGGCCTTCCCTTTCATCAGTATCCCCTAAGATTTAAACTTAGATATGTATCTACTTAAGTTATCTGGAGTAATACCCAGAGTACGTTTAATATACTTTCTATTTTCAGTAGATATTACATTCTTGTGGATATTGGGGAGTTTTGGAGTGTTAACATCTAAGTCAATGAAAGTTGCTAACAACTCCAATTCTCTATCTGTTAGATCAAGTATGCCATTAAGGCTTTTTAAGAATTCCTTTAACAAATCGGTTTTAGATACACTCTTAACCAATTTATTCATTTGTCAATTCTTCTCTAACTTTATTTAATACTTTAGTAAGGTTGAAGTATACTGTTTCAGCTTCTACTTTAACACATGGTTGAATTTTACCTTCTTTATACTTCTGCATTACTTCTTCGTAATCATCTTCGTATTGTTTAAGTAAAGAGTCAATGAATTTAACTGTAGCACTGATCTTATCAATATTAGGTTTAACCTTTGTCAATAGACTTTCTTCATACAGATCTTCGGCAGTATTTGCATCAATCATAGCAGATCTGAAGCCGTTATCTTCTTTTACATCCATAGTAAAA